AACAATATTATTTCCTGTTGCTGTTTTTAATTCATAATACGTTAAATTATTTACATCTTTTGTAATAAATTGTGAAGTATCAGGAAGCGTTATATCTACTGATTTATCTGTAACTGTTTGAGATACTCCATTTACTTTGATATCTTCTATTACGTTTACTTCAGCACCATTTTCTATGCCTTCTAATTTTGTTTCTGTTGCAGTGATCCTATCATCATATTGCTCAACTTCTGCTATTGCGTCTTCTATTTCTTTTGTTAGCTGTTCCACAACATCAGCAGTTGGTTGGTGATAATTGTCGTATGAATCTTTATAACTTCCTAAATTAATATATACATAAACTGGAGAAGGACTATATCTTAATAATAGCTTATCGCCATTTACTGCATATCCGTAAGCTCCAATTTCTACATCGCCAGTTTCACTTAATACCTCATAAGGTATTATACAACTATCGTTTTGTAATTCTACTAAATAACAATGTCCGTTTCCACTAAATACAGCTTTCTTTATTAAATCGTTGTATACTTCGTCAAATTCAAATTCAACTTCGTGTATATTATATTCTCCTGCATTTAATTTATCTTTTTCGTCTATTTTAATGCTATTTGCACCAACTATTAGCTTCATTCTTTATCACCTCCAACACCTAATAAGTCGTCCATATTTGGTTGACTTTCTTTTATTTCTTGAATGGCTTTTTCGCTTTCTTCTAATGTTTCGTCAGGTTTTAGCCATTGTCTTACTTCTACATCACTTATTATTCCTTTGTTGTTAGCTAAAACTAACTGATTCCATTCTGTTTGTGTATCTTCTAACAATGAATAGCTCCATTCAAAACTTAATTCATATTCTCCTTGTGGTGATACATTAAAGGCATTTGCTAATACGTCACAAGCATAAAAGAAATCTTGAAAGCCTTTTTCTACGTTGCTACGAATGTCATCGCATAAAGTAAACGTATCAAACATAGCTTGTCTTATTTCTGTAGCAGTTGCATTTTGTGTTTGAACTTCACTTAATATTCCGTAAGACGTTCCTATTTCGTGTTCTAGTCTTTTGTATAGCTCTTGTAGTCTTACCATATAACTGCTATCTCTAAATGGTTCGTCAATTACTTGGAAGAAATCATCTTCTACGCTATCTACTTTCTTTATTAATCCGTTAGCAGGTAATTTATTTTTACCGTTAAACATTGTTGCGTCTGCTATTGCGATCGCTTCTTTTAATTCAAATTCTCTATATAATTGCTTTAATGTTTCTTTTATTTCAAGTATTGTAGCCTCGCAACCATACGTTACAGGCACTCCATACTTGTCATTTGCTTTTCTATTATTTATTGGAGACTTAATATATCCAAATAAAACTCTATCAACATTTGTTATCGTTCTTACTTCTTGAATATTCTTCCAAAATTCAGGAGTAGGTATTTCGTTGCCTTTTTCATCGCTATATTGTTGCGTTATTGTCATATTACCATTTTTTATTTGATAATTTGTCCATCTTAAATATACCGTTTCTCCTATTGTTCCTTTAATTACTTTTCTTTCAGCTAATACTGTAGCTCCTGTAATTAAATCTCCATCAGTTTCGTCTATCGTTAATCTACTTTGTGGAACTAAATTATAATATATTTTTCCTCCTTTTACATAAGGAACAATTATAACTCCACCATAACCTAAAGCCATTGATACAATTTTCTTTGATTTCTTCCACATTGACTGTCCTATCATGTTGAGTAATTCAGCTCTTTTGTTGTCACCTTCAATGTTCATATTGCTATCGCTTACTGTATAATTAGCTAATTTATTAGAAAATATAGCATTAAAGTTTATATCGTCTATGGCTTCGTATATTCTAGCATACTTGCTGTTATCGTTTATTTCTTTATCTGTACTTTCAGTCTTTATCTTAAAAATATTATTTAAGACATATTGTATTATACTTTTAAACATTTTATTGTCCTTTCTTTTTCCATATATTATTTAATGCATATCTTATGCTATCAATACAATGGTTATCTGCATCTACATAACCACTTATATAATTTCCATCTTTGTCTTGCTGATATTCGTATGTTGAAAATTCTTGAGCTGATACTGGACATCTATTTTGGTCTATAACTATTTTCGCAAGTGATGATAGCCACTTCATAGAATACTCGACACTTCCTGCTCCTTTTTCAGCTCCTCGCATACAACTTCCGTATGCTTTAAAATCACCAATTGACTTTGGCTCTGCACTATCAGCTATGATTAAGTCATTCTCTGTTACCCCCTTTTCACTCTTTAAATGCTCCCATACATCTGCATTGCTCATTTTATTAACTACATATTCATCGTAAATATATAAAGTTCTTTGAGATGGATTATAACAACATTTAGTCCAAGCAAGAGGATCAGGAAAGAATCCAAAGTCCAAGCCTTGATATGTATAGTCAAATGTTTCTATTTCTTTATCAGTTATTACTCTTAATTCTACATTTTCAAATACATTGCCACCAACACCTGTCATTTCTCCTAAATATTCATTTCTATATAGCTTTTCGTTTATGTCCTTTAAAAACTCTGCTTCGTCTATAAAAGCCTGTCCTAACCACTTTTTAGGAACTGTTCTATAATCTGATAAATGTACTATTCTTGTGTCTTTAGGAGTTATCTTTTCTATATTTACAAAATGTTGGCTACTTGCTGGAGTATTGTATGAATAAAACTGTATAAAGTCATCGCCACCACGAATAAGCGACTGATTTATCTTTCGTATTTCGTTCATTCCTGCGAACTGGTCAAACTCTTCATACCATGTTATTCCTACATACATATCTTTAGGAGTTTTTAATGATTTAATCTTTCCGTAATCATCAGCACCTCTAAAGTAAATAACTTGACCTGTATTTGTATTAGTTATCTCTAAAGGGGATTTAGTCAATTTCCAATGATTCTTTAAATTAGGATATGTTTCGCTTAATGTTTCTATTGCCCATTCTAATTGAGCATATACGCTATCCTTTAACGTATCTTTTACTTTTCTTAATACCACAGCACACATTCTAGGATTATTCTCTAATAGTTCTATTATTTTTTCGCTAATAAATGATGATTTTGTAGAACCTCGCCCACCTTCGAGATAATATTCTCTATAATCCCTATCATCTATAGCTCTATTAATATCTACAAACGAACTAGCTATGTCTTTAGCTGGAACAACAACATATATTTCTTCTTGTTCGCTTTCTTCGTCTTTTTTTTCTAATGTTGTCATTATTAGTTCATAGTTATTAGCATTACCTCTTTTAGCTCCGTCAATTAATCCTAACGTTGCAAGCTCTAAATTAGATAACTTATTCGTGTTTAATTCAGTAGCTGATATTTTTTCAGGAACTTTATTTAACAAATGATCTAAAACATATTGCATTTCTCTAATTCTTTGCTTTGCTTTGCCACTAGCAATTCCGCCTTTTCGCCCGTTTTCAGCCGCATTTAAACCGCTTTTAAACTGTGTAGCTTCGATATTTTTTAAATTGTTTGGTATAAGGCATCACCTCGCTAATTTCACCTTGATTTTAGCATTTTCCTTAAAAATCACGAAATCGGCGAGTGTATTCCTCTTTAATAAGTAACTTACCGTGTTTCGTTGTATCTCCTGAATGTTCTCTTTCGAATAAACATAACACATCGTCTATGTTCTTTAAGTTTGCTACGTCAAGATATCCTTTTATGTTAATATCTATCATTTCACTTGTTATGTAATTAAATACGTCTCTATCTACGTTTTCTATTCTATGAAGATATGGATGGCTTGTTTTACCGTTTAATACAGCTCCATTTTGTATTGTTTCTGCTCCTCCTAATCTTCGAGGTATTATTAAATGATGATAACTAGCATTATTCTTTGTAAATGTATATCCCATAAAATCTATTTTCTTTAAGTTATATAAATCTATCATAATGTTAGTAATTGCTTTCATCTTTTAATCAACTTCTTTTCAAACGTCTCTAAAGTAGGACTTACTGAATAAACATTTCCTTTATCGTCAAATTCTACATCTACCCACCAACATGATTTATCATTATTAAATCCCATACTTCTTTCAAATGGTGTTAAGTCTTGTAAGCAACTTGTTTGAAAACAATGTGTCTTATCTTGTTTATAATAAAATGCTTGATGGACGTGTCCTGTTTGTAATATATGAGGTTTTTCTTCTGTTGGAATTGCGTCAAGGTATTTTTGTATCTTATAAGACTTTGCATACGCTCCTCCACCTTTTCCGTGATATAAACGTACTTTTAACTTTCCTATCTTTAAATCAGCACAGTCACTTCCTAAATAATGTAAATCTTCTCTTTGATTTGCTATATCTCGACATA